ACTAAACTCGCCCGGACGCACATGAGACCAGCAAAACGGGCGGAAATGTCGGCGCCCGCGGCCGGGTGGCGCAATCGCATCGTCGGAGAGGCGCTGGTGGCTGCGTCCGATCTGCGCGCGAACCCAAAAAACTGGCGCACGCACTCGAAGGCGCAACGTGCTGCGCTCGATGGCGTGCTCGACGAGGTTGGATGGGTTCAGCGCGTGATGGTGAACCAGCGGTCCGGGCTGATCATGGACGGCCACGCGCGGGTGGAGCAGGCAGCGGCGCGCGGGGAGTCCGTGCCGGTGGTGTACGTCGATCTGAGCGAGCAGGAGGAGGCGCTGGTGCTGGCGACGTTCGATCCGCTGGGCGCGATGGCGAGTGTTGATGCGAAGGCGTTGTGTTTGCTCTCGGTGGACATCGCACAACTGCAATGCGCAGAACTGGACGCCCTGGTCCACTCGGCAGCGAACAACGGCAAGCCGGATGTGCAAGCGGTTCTCGCCGGGTTAGAATATCGCGTGATCGTGGACTGTATCGGAGAGGGACATCAGGCGGAACTGCTTGAACGGTTTGATGCGGAAGGGTTGCGATGCCGACCGTTGATATCGTAGTTGAGACGAGAGTGTCGCGATCCTCTCGCGCGCGGCAATTGGAAGCGATGTTCGATGTTCCTGCAAGCGAAGGGAGCCGGTTGACGTGGAGAGGCGAACTTCCAATTGAAGGCTTCGAATGGAACGTAGGGCTGATCGTCGGACACTCCGGAAGCGGCAAGACGCAAATTGCTCGTCACGTCTGGGGCGATAACTTCCAACCGCGGCTGAACTGGGCGGAGGCGTCCGTGATCGATGACTTTTCAAAGTCGCACAACATGGAAGAGATTGCTGCTGTATGCCAAGCTGTCGGGTTCAACACGATTCCGGCTTGGCTGCGACCTTTCGCCGTGCTGTCGAACGGAGAACAGTTTCGCGTGGAATTGGCGAGGCGCTTGCTTGAACTGTCTGATCCCATCGTGATGGACGAATTCACTTCCGTTGTGGATCGACAAGTAGCGCAGATTGGAAGTCATGCAGTGCAGAAGTACGCTAGGAACAACAAGCGAAGGTTCGTCGCGTGCTCGTGTCACTATGACATCATCGACTGGCTCCAGCCGGACTGGATCTTTGAGCCCGCCACGATGCACTTCGCGCGGAGGGCACTTCAACGACGCCCCTCTATCAATGTCGTCATCGGGCGCCTACCTTACTCCGCCTGGGCAATGTTCGCTCCGTTTCACTATCTGACCGCATCGCTTCACCGCGGCGCGCGGTGTTTTGGTCTATGGGCAAATGGCACGCTTGCGTCCTTTGGCGCGATGCTTCGACGACCGCACGCGCGGGTATTCGACATCATGGGCCTATCACGACTGGTCACGCTGCCGGACTGGCAGGGTCTAGGGCTCGCAATGATATTGAGTGATACTCTCGGAGCCGCTTATCGCTCCATCGGTCAGAGAATGCATACGTATCCAGCGCATCCATCTCTCATTCGCGCCTTCGATAGGTCGGAGCGGTGGAGATTGACGAAACGCGCAGGGACTTTCTCATCGTCGTCAGACCGTGCTGGTGGCAGAGGGAAAGACCACAATGTAGAAGACACTCGACGCATTGCGAGCCGTCCCTGTGCGGTCTTTGAATACTGCGGACCTGCATCTAGCCGTGCTGATGCTGATCGCTTGCTGGCGGCGGCCTGAAATGGAACACGAAGAACGGTCCAGCGCTATCACGATAGCAGGCAGCAATCTGCCGTGCCTGGAGCCTTCCGGCGAGAGCGAGCAGAAGTTCAGTGATACTGGAATGCCGCTCGACGCGTCTTACCTGTACTCGGAAGTTCCCGTTGATGGAGAGATGGTCGCCTTTCCGTATACGCCTGAAGCGCTTGCCTGCGCGCAGCTCGAAAGTCTTGTTGCCAGACCGGATCGCGTCGGCATAGATCTTTCGGACGAATAGCAGCATCGTCATATGCCAAGTGTACCAACCGCACTCAAGATCCTCCGCGGAAACCCGGGCCACCGTCCGCTCAACCGCGCAGAGCCGCAGCCGCGATCGGGTATCCCCGCGATGCCGGATAAGGTGAAAGCGTTGCCGCGCGCGGCGCAAGAATGGGAACACATCGCGCCGATGCTCGACCGAATGCGCGTGCTGTCGGAAGCCGACTACCTCGCGCTCGCGCAACTCTGCCTCGATGTCGCCATGCTCGACGAGGTTCATGAGAGCATCCAGAAGACGGGCCTGCTGGTGAAGACTGGAAAAGACGGCCACATGATCCGCAAAAACCCGCTCGTCGAATTGCGGATGCAACTTGAGATCGGCATTCACCGCTGGCTCTGCGAGTTTGGCATGACGCCTTCCTCGCGGACCAAGCTCCATGCGCGGCCGGCCAGTGCCTCGGATACGGATGTCTGGAACACGTTCTGATGAACCGAAACACTGCCGCATGGCGCGCAAGTATGCGGAGGCAGTTGTCGCCGGAACTGTCCCGGCGTGTTCCTGGGTACGCTTCGCGTGCGAGCGACAACTACGCGACATCGAGCGCTCCTGGGAGTGGCGGTACGATACCGGCGAAGCCGCGCGCGTCTGTCGGTTCATCGAGGAGCTGCCGCACATCAAGGGCCGATGGGAGCAGCCGAAGATCAAGCTCCAACCGTGGCAGTGTTTCATGCTGTGTTCTCTGTTCGGCTGGGTTAACGCGGATGGCGTGCGCCGGTTTCGCAAGGCGCTCGTTGTCATTCCACGGAAGAATGGGAAGTCTGTGATAGCTGCTGGTGTTGCGCTCTACTGTCTGATCCTGGACTCGGAGCCAGGGGCCGAGGTGTACTCCGCGGCGACCACGCGCGACCAAGCGAAGATCTGTTGGGACACCGCCAGGCGCATGGTGGAGCGGCTGCCGCGATTGCGCGAGGTTTACGGCGTTGCCGCACTCGCGCACTCCATCACGATCGAGAGCACGGCATCCGCGTTCAAGCCGCTCTCGCGTGATGCCGACTCCCTGGAGGGACTGAACATTCACGCAGCGATCATCGACGAACTTCACGCTCACGGTACGCGCGAGGTGTTCGACGTGATGGACGAGGCGACCGGCGCCCGGCGGTCGCCGCTGCTATTCATCATCTCGACCGAGGGCGATGCTCACGCTGGCGTGTTCGTGGACCAGGTGGACTACCTCCACAAAGTGCTCGATGGGCGACTGGAAAACGAGCGTTACTTCGGCGTCTACTACGGACTCGACGCGTCGGACGACTGGACTCATCCATCGGCCTGGCGGAAGGCAAACCCTAACCTGGATATTTCCGTGCTCGACATGCCGGCGCGCTTTGCGGAGGCCAAGCATTCGCCTGCATCTCAGGCGTCGTTCATGACGAAGCGCCTCAACGTGCGCGTGGGTGCGTCGGAGGCATTCTTCAACATGCTGGCATGGAGCAGCCTCTGTCTGGACAAGACGCTCAAGCTTGCGGACTTCGACGGGCAAGACTGCATTTCCGCGTTCGACTTGGCCAGCAAGCGCGATCTTAGTTCGCGCGTTCTAATGTTCCGGCACGGTGACGGATATGCGGTGTTCGGAGCGCACTACTTGCCCGAGGCGGCGATAGAGCCGGGCAACCCGAACTACGACGTTTACCGCGGATGGAGTAGGGACGGCCATCTCGTCATCACGACTGGGAACGTGACCGACTACGGGTACATCGAGGATCAGATCCTCGTCGATGCGAAACGGTTTCGCATGGTACGAGTCGGCTATGATCCGTTCCAGGCAACGCAACTCGTTACGCGGTTGCAAGCGGCCGGACTCGGTCAGCAGCAGATTGTCGAGGTTCCGCAAACCGTGCGGTCGATGAGTGAGCCAATGAAGGAATTGGATGCGCTCGTGGTCTCCGGCAAGATCCGTCATAACGGAGATCCAGTTCTCACCTGGGCGATGGCGAACACCGCGGCGCGCTCTGACGCGAAAGAGAACGTGTACCCGCGCAAGGCGCGCGACGAGAACAAGATTGACCCGGCAGTTGCGCTCATCATGGCGCTGAGCCTGTGGATGAGGAGCGGTTCGGCCAGGCAGTCGGTGTATAGCAACGCCGCGACAGCGATAATCTGACGATGGTCATTAAGGCGCGCATCGACAGTGCATGGCCCGGCATTCGCGCATTCGTCATCGATGGCCTATTCGTATCCGGGCTGGTCATGGCTGGTATCGGGATCTCGCTGATATCCGTGCCGGCGGCTGTCATTTACGGCGGCTTGGTGCTCTCCGGCCTTTCCTACATTTGGTCGAACGATGAGTCTGCTGAGTAAAGTTCGCCGGACGCTGAGCCGAAAGGAATCGCTCGCCAGTTTCTCGCTTGCAGACTCCGGGAGCATCTACAAAGAGAATGGCTACTTCGGCATTCACCGAATGCTCTACGGCGGCATGGTGGACCAGCGCGCGCTTGCGACACCGGCGCTGTTCGGCGGCATCAAGATTATCGCTGAGGACATCGGATCGCTCTCGCTCATAACGTTGCGACGGAGCGAGGATCGGATGCAGCGTAATGCGGCTTTCGACCATCCGCTCTACAATCTCTTGCACGATGCGCCAAACCCGGACATGACCGCGATGCAGTTTCGCGAGGCGCTGACCGCGAACGCGTTGCTGACCGGCAGCGGTTACGCTCGCATCGAGCGCAGCTTCAGTGATGGCGCCAGGCGTATCATCGCGTTCTGGCCGTGGCAGCCGCATGAAGTGCGCGTCGAGAAGGACATGGCTGGCCGAAAGTTCTACGTGCACCAGGAGTCTGCTGGGACATGGAAAACATATCCCGCGAAAGACGTATTCCGTATCAGCGGGTTCGGACTCACCGGTTACGATCCGCTGAACATGCTGGAGGTAGCGCGGAAGACGCTGGGCCTTTCGATGGCGCAACAGGACTACGCGGAGCGCTTCTTCACTCAGGATCAGACACCGCCGCTGGTGTTGGAGCATCCCGGCTCTACCGATGTCGATAGAGTCAAGGAGGCGTGGCGCACGAACCGACGCGGGCCGGACAAGTGGCACACTCCCGCTGTTCTCCAGGAGGGAATGAAAGCCAGCCTGTTGCAGCACGACTTCCGTAAAACGCAAATGATCGAGCAGAGGCAGTTCCAGTTGCTCGAGGTTTGCCGCTTGCTACGCCTCTCTCCGCACAAGCTCGCCGACATGACGCGCGCGACCTGGGGGAATGTGGAGCAGTTGAATATCAACCATTACACCGAAACCTTGCGGCCATGGTGCGAGCGGTGGGAGCAGACGATCAAGCTGTGCTGCCTCCAGGAGGAGGACGACGTTTACGTCAAGCACAACATCGGAAGTTTCTTGCGAGGGGACTTCCGCACTCAGACAGAGGGTTTCGCGCGGCTGCTGGAGAAAGGCGTCTACTCCATCAACGAAGTGCGCGCGTTCATGGACTTGAACCCGGTCGAGGGCGGCGACGGGCATTACATCCAACTCAACATGCAGCAGGTTTCGGACGATGCCGCGGCCGTTGTGAATGGGCAGAGCGATGAAGAGAAGGCCGCCGCGCGTTGGCTGAAAGAAGTGGGAGTAGCGCTCTGAAATGGCTGGTATAAGAACTCACCACACCGCGACGAGCGATAGAGCGTGGGACGGTCCCGCGAACGAGACACGTCTGAAAGCGGATCGCAAGCAGTCCGCGTTCGCCTGGGCGGACCCATCGCTCTGGCCGTTCACAATGGGGGACTCGTCGGAGGTAGAGTACCGGTTCATGCACCATGAGCTTGACGACAATGGAGTAGTCGGGGCCGCCAACATTCGCGCCTGCGTCAGTGGCATCACGACGCTCAACGGCGCCCGCGGCACGATACCAGATTCCGACCGCCAGTCAGTGTACAACCATCTAGCAGCACACATCAGAGACTCCGGCTCCGAACCGCCGGAGATGAAAGGCAGTATGCGCGACAACACGGAACGTAAAAATTTCGGCATTGATCTCAAGACGTTGACCGATGAAGGGACGTTCGAGGGCAGCCTGTCGGTGTACGACTTCATCGACGCCGGCGGTGACATCGTTGAGCCTGGCGCATTCGCCAAGAGCATCAATGAGAACGGCGGAAAGATACCGCTCCTCTGGCAGCACGAACTCAAGAGCCCCGTTGGAGTTGGCTATCTCACCGACTCCGGAGATGCTCTTGAATGCAAAGGCGTGCTGAACCTGGAGATGCCGCAAGCGCGCGAGGCGCACTCGATGATGAAGTTCTTGCAGCGGCACGGGCTACATATCGGGATGTCCATTGGCTACGTGACCATCAAGGACACCGTAGAAAAAGGCATCCGAAGGCTCAAGGAATTGAAGCTGCTCGAAGGCAGCCTCGTCACACTGCCCATGAATCGCCTGTGCATGGTTCATGATGTGAAGTCTGCCGCCGACGCTCAGGTGCATAAGGACTTCCAAGGCAACCTCGAAACACTTCAAGTTTCCGCGATGAAGTACCAGCTTATGGCGGCTTTCGCGCGCACCATCGACGAAGTGCTTTACGATTACGACGAGCGCAGGAGCCGCGAGCAGAAGGAAGCCGCGCTAACTCAGGCCTTCCGCGATTTCGAGAATGCCTTCCGCTCCTTCATCCCGCGATGGATGGACTACGCCGGCGAGAAACACATCGAGCCAGTGGAACTGAAAACGCTGGTGAGCGAACGCGACCGCGAAACACTTCAGAAGCTTTTCAAGGCACTCCTGGGACCGCCCGCGAGCACTGCGTCACCCGCAGCCGCCGCCGTCGAAACCGGAGCCGCCGCTCGCAGTGACGAGCCGGGGTCACCACTCGCGCTGCTTCGTGGGTTCTCTATATTCGGGGAATCCTAAAACGCTGCGTGAGGCAGCTTGTCACTTTTCAACACAATAGGAGTCACACCAAATGGAAGAAGAACTGAAACAGCAACTCGAAGCCATCCATCTCGCATCTAAGGAGCGGCTGGACAAACTCGAATCTGCGTGGAAAAAGCATTTCGACGAACAGAAGGCCGCCGGGGCTCCGGTTGCCGAGATTGAACAGAAACTCGAACGCGCCTTGAAGCGCTTGGACATCCAGGAGCAGGAGTTGTCACGGCAGATCGGGTCCTTGGAGCAGGCATTAACTGGCGGAAAAACCCTCGGCCAAATGCTCATCGAGTCCGAGGACTACAAGACGTGGGCTGAGAATACTGGACGTTCGCAGAAGTCCAGTTTCCGGCACAAGATGCCATCTTTGTATGGGCCGGACGCCTACGGCATCAAGACCACCATCACCAGCTCGGCCGTCGGCTCCAGCACGCCTGGTGTTCTGACGCCCCAGCGCGTTCCAGGGATCGTGAAGCCCGGAGTCCGCGCCATGCGGATTCGTGATCTGATTCCGCGTTTCCCGACTGCATCGAATGCTATCGAGTGGGTCAAGGAGAAC